AAGGCCCAATGCCTTCTCCGTACCACAAACCGTAAGGCCGCATCGGACTTGCAGGGAAAACAACTGGCGTATATTGGTCAGGCAATTCCGCGAAGTGCTGTTTCAACTCAGCGTACTCATCTGCGGAAAGCTCGATTTTCTTCTTGCCAACCTTTAAAGTGATTTTTTCAATAATCATTCATAATCTCCAGTTTAAAAGGCTCAAAGTCCATCTCATTCTCTAAGCGGGTACGCGCGAGGCGAGAACTGAGCACAGCCTTCTGGCCTCCAAGTTTACCGCATTTAAGTCCGAGTAGGATACAGCCGTTGACGTTGCATTTGTAACCCAGTGTACGGTCGCCGAACCAGTTACCCTGATGAAACAGGATATACGACCTGTCACGTACCCCTGTGATGTGGTAGACCCTTCCGTACTTTGGACTATCCCGCACTTGCACAACATACTTGCCTGTGGGAATACATGAATAATTGGGTTGATTGTCTCTCCAGGGTAATTCGCCGGTGTGGAGACAGGTATCACCAAAAACAAGGATGCCAGAAGTGCCTTCATCATTTGAGTCTGTACGAACTAGAATCATTTGAGTAGGGCGGCATAGTAGGTAGTAAGGCGTTCATAGTCTTTTATGAAGTCAATGATAACACTGACTCGATGGTGGTTGGGTCTTTTGTACCAGCCTTGGTTGGTTCTGAATATCCACTCTCTGCGTATTCCTAGAGCATCCGCAATAAACTGTTTGGGCAAATCGGAGCGTTCCAGATAATACTGGAAGTCTTTAAGACGTTGGGCGTGGTATTCATACTGGTTAATCTTCCATTGCTTCTGACGTTCCTTCCATGCCGCTGTCCGTCTTCTTGACGCTAATACGTCTTTTCTGCGCGGTGCTGACGTTGACGTTTCCTTCTTCATCTAATCCCTCTTTCACATATTCCCCAACTGGTTCTGAGATACCTTCCCAGCCATCTTTGGTACGTGTAACGGTTAGTTTCTTTGATCGTGCTGAATGTATGTTGATAACAGGTGCTTTACTGCTACCAACAGTCTTACCTTGTAATGCGAGTTCCATCTGCTTATCGTCGTGTGCTGCGAGTATTTCATTCTGGGACAGAGTTATCTTAACGTCCATATCCTTGGCCTTTAATGCAATCTCCTTATCCCTCTGGTCAAGCTCTCTGAGTTTATTCTCTTGAGCTTTAATGGCTTGCTCAGTCTCGACAATAGTTGTTCTGCGGGTTGATTCAGATTTAGTTTCAGTAAAGTCTGATTCAACTTTAAGGTTCCTGACTTTTTCTTCCAGTTGTGCAATTTCAGCCTGTACACGCATACGCTCTGTATCGGCTCTGGATTGCTCTATCTGAAGCTTCGCCATATCGTATTGCTGCTTGTACTCCATTTCCTGTTGTTTCTGCTGTACTGCTGGGTCAGGTTGTGGATTCATTGCTAACTGCAACTGTTGCTCACTGGTTGCTATCATCTGCTCTCTATTACTAACAGAGGTATGTTCGTAGATGCTCGACATTAACATCCAGTAGCCAACCGTATTACCCTGGGTTGTGGATAGAAGGCTGGATAACTGCTGCATTTCCAACTCTCTTGCCATAATACCCAGTGTGCCATTGACGATAAACTTAGGGTCAGTTGGCGGGTAGCTTTCTGGGTCAAACTGCATATAGCGCCATGCAGCCTTCTTAATTAAAGGTTTAGTGAAGGTTGCTTCGATATTGGCAAGGGTTCGCTTACTGCGTTTAATCGCAGCAGATTGCATGATACTCATGCCGCCTAGCGTGTTGTTTCTAGGGGCTGAACCTACGGGTACGGCTGAGTCCATTGAGCCAGTAGCCATTTGTATCATTCGCTCTAAATCACCAGACTCCTGAAAGGTATTCGTTCCAACCTGTCCAAAGTTCATCGGGAATAAAGCTTGTCGTGGGTCGCCATTGGTTAGAATAGTCTTACCCGCCCTGACAGATAGATCACCTCCCCTTGGTATCATTGTTGCATCAACTGCCATCATTGGATGAATGGCAAGGCTCATTGCGTCAATTCTGCCTCGTAGTTCTGCATCGAGGGCTTTTTGTGGGTTATAACCTTTCTCAGCTACACCCCGTCCCCAGAATCTATTGGGTACTGTGTCGTGCTGGTAGGCTACAAAGCAGCGGTCCTTCATAATATAGGGGTTTTCAACTGCTTTCAGTAATTCGGTGTCGTTGGCTATGGTAATAATAGCTTCAACCAATTCTTCTTCTTCATCAAAGGACGAAGAATCACTAACGCCTTCTAAAATGTGGTCAGATTCTTCATCATTGGGGTCATCTTCGTCGAAATTCAGCAACTTTAGCGGAACAAGGCCATGATATTCGGTTACTTTGACCTGATCTTCCATTCCGGTACGGGTTTCGCCCTTTTCATAGTAATCAAAGGTATCATTGTAGTTTCCAAGCTTAACAGTGCGGTATTCACCGCTTTGTATCTTAAAAACTACCTGGTGCCTTGGGACTAGAATGGTTTGAGCGCAACCAAGAGCCTCGTCTACTGTCCTTGCGGCAGGGTCGATGCAAAATTCCCTTGGTTCTATTGCTGTCAGGCGTAATTTAATCTTTGAAACGGCTTGAGGGGCGACTTCTACGTAGTTATCCACAGACCCAACACCAAATTCATAGTTCTCCTGTTCTTCAACTGAAATCTTGGCAATACCTGTACCGTAAATACAACCATTCAAGATAACTTCAGCAAAAGATCGAGGAAAACCGCATTCATCAAGGTCTTCAATGAGTTTGTTTCGGAATAACTCAAGGTCTTTCTTCTCAAGGTCTTCAACATCGTCTGCAATATCGAACCATTTGCCCTTTCCGAAGATAGCTTCTTCTATTTCTGATGCTGCAACCTCTATGGCTTGTGAGGTAGCGGGGGATATGAGCCTGGAACGCTCTGAGTCCCTTGATTTGTCTTTCTCCATCCAGACACCGCGCCAGATACGGTAGTATTCATTCCACCGTTCCTCGTAGTTGTTGTCTCGATGGTCTTCCCATTCAGTTACATGGGCCATAACCCAGCTAACAAGCTGATTATGAACCGAGTTCATTAACTCCTTGTCACCGTTGTCTGGGTCGTAAATTACGCCAAATCCCATCTAATATCCCGCCACTTGGTCAATCGGTTCAAATTCATTTTGTATCATACTTTCGCTAAAATAAGGTATTTTACTGAGTTGGTCAATGTAACTAAGCGCATCAATCAAGTCATCGTGTACGAGAAAGTTCGGAAAATCAAGTAATTGTGTCTGTAAAGCCTTTAAGTAAGAAGCATCTTTCTTGAAGAATATACGCCCATTCTGGAATCTGCCTTGTAATGCCCACATAATTCTATCAGTCTTCTTCTGCCCACCATGGGTTAATGGATGGATTCTTGGGTATATTCCCAATCGTTTCATCTGGTCTTCAAGATAAGGCATCATAGCCATTTTAAGCGCACCACTCTCAATCCCTGCAATAGAAGGTCGCCACTTCTGACAAGCCCTGATAAACTGAAGGCTTGCCTCTCGTACTCCCCATCTACCGTGGATAACATCGTGGATGAACCAACCTGACTCACTGGTTTCTACTACTGCTATGGCGTGTTCGTCTGACTTTTTGAGTTTTGAAGTCAGTTTACCCTTACCTTCAGTAAAGCCAGCAGGGTCCATAGCGATATAGATATTACCTCTCTCTGGAGGGGTGTCCATGTAAATCCATTCAGACTCTACAAAACTACCACCACCAGCAGCCTCAAAGCTTGCTTCAAGTTCCTGTCGGATAGCCTGTGCTGTCATTATACTGGACATAGCCTCTATTTCAGACTTGGGGATAGTAGGGTTATCAAGGGTTAGAAAAGAGAAAGACTCCCAATCATCATTACCTTCAAGGCTACCTTGTAACCAAAGGTCATAGAAATGGTTCTTGCCTGCGGGAGTACCGATAAACAAAGCACTACCCATAACATCGGCAAGTGTAGGACGGATGATCAAATCCCATACTTCGGGTTTCATAAAAGCATATTCATCAAGAACAGCAAAAGAAACACCAACACCCCGTAACGTATCAGGTCTGTCAGAGCCTTTAATCTTTATTGTCCTGCCGTTGATAAGCCTGAGTGTAGCGGTGTTTTCCAGTGAGCTTTCTATTACTCCTTCACCTAGACGCTTTAACAGGTTCCACATTATCTCCTTGCCCTGATTGAAGGTAGGAGCGATATACCAGACCTCTTGACCTATTAAGTTATAGCCGTGTTGGTTCTTTTCCTCCAGGCCGTTAATAATCAACTCAACAGCCGACAAGAAAGACTTACCAAACCTGCGTCCAGCAGAACAAACCCTGAATCTGGCTTTGGACCTAAAGACCTCTACCTGCTTGGAGTGAAGGTCAAAGTTTAACTCCACTACTCATCTCCAAGATTGAACTGTCTTATACTCTCTAGTTCAGGTCTAAGACTGCCAAAAGGAAGTTCATCACGGTTCCAGTCCTTCATAGTAGGAAAGGCTTCATCACCAGCAAACATATAACCGCCGATAACTTGGTCAAATCTCGACTGCCTAACCCAAGTATCAAAATCTCTGGTTTCACCTTCTTTCTGTGAGTGCTTATAA